TAGGAACCTCTCAGTTAGCTCCTGAGCGTGGTTACTATCGTACACATTAAAATCATTCTCCGCTACCTTGTTACTAATATCGTAGTCAGATATATGGTCTGAGGAGTAGTCTATTAAAGAATCACTAGACTCCTGTACCGTAGGGTCATAATCCAAGTGCCTATAGCTACCTAGACATTGCTTATACGTATTAGTGTTAATGCCTTTCATATTCCACTTAATAACATCGTCGTCGTCAATCTTAGTTATGGCATCAGTACGTTTAGGGGTAGATATGTAATAACCTACTTGCATATCCTGCTTAAGGGCTAATGCTCCGAATACGGTCTGATTAATGTCATTAATAGTATCCCTAACAGAAGGGGTATCATCATTGAATGATTTAGGTAGTACTACGCTTAACCGATACTCCGCATCCTCTGAGGCAGCGTCAAAGGCAGTAGTATCTATAAAGTCACCTAGACCTATATCAGTTAGAATATCCTTAACTACATCGGAGGCTGTCTCTATCCAATTACCAGTAGGAGTACCATCATCAGTCTTACCCTGAGCATTAACATACACAGGAGTACTATCACCAATATACTCTACGTTCTTATACCCTATGGCTGAGGTACTATTAACACCCTCATAAGGCTTCCTTAGTTGAATTACAGAGCCTGTTACACTAAGTATCTCATACCTATCACTATCCGCAGAGTCACCCTCTTTAAGGTAATCCCTAGGCTGTGCATAATCCGTTAAGTCTATATCATCCTCATTAACAACACCTAATGTAGTCCTAGCTACACTAAACCCACTATCTCCGGCTGAGGGTGCCGCTATAACCTGAGCCATCCTAGACTGTAATACAATATTATTTGAGGAGCTTGACCCTTGAAGGTAATCTAAATTAGATAAGATACTCTCTATAACTATCTCCGCTACTTCCGTAGAGGTTAGGTCACTCTGAGTTAGTGTTACGGCTACGGACTCATCAGCACCATGAGCAGGTTCTAAATAACTAGACGAGCCCACATTAGCAGAATCTTTAAACCAGAAAGCAGTAGTAATATTATCTACATCTTCTAATATAAAATACTTACCATATAGAGAACCAGTAGTCTGTGCTACCGTATCAATAGTTAGTTCCGTTGGAGTACCTAACCATACCGTTGCGATACCATTTCTAAAGGTGAAGTTATTCCTAAGCTTTAAAAATGTCTTAGCATTAACCTCCGCATCAGAAGTAATAGTAAAGTTACACCCACTAGCTGTATTATCTATGGTAATATCTTGCTCTCTAATGCTTAGTCCGTTCTCACCAAACTTTACACTATCTATCTCATTCTTACTGACAGACTCACCAGCGGTATGCGCTGTATTATAATTAGTCGTTAGTACAATTGTATTACCACTAACTCTTCTTATTTGTTTAACCTCAGTATCCAGAGATATAAAATCACCTGACTCAAAACCTGTAGCGTCTGCGACTACTATTCTATTTCTTGAGGTAATGCTACTTATAGTGGTAGCCGTTCTTTTAATTGCATGGTTAGCTACACTAAATGTTCTGTTCTTATTATACCATTGTATACTAGGCTGTACGGTACACGCCTCATTATTAAATGTAGTATTTAGCTCGTTAACTATAAGTAGTGTGTCTGACTTTACATAATCTACTGTAATAATAACATCGTTATACTTTAGCTTATCGCCCTCAGATAACTCCGTTAGGAAAGTAGTACCTGTACCTATAACAGTAGTAGTCCCAGATGTACCTTTAATAGTACCTGTTAAGGTAAAGCCATCTTGGTACTGATCCGTACTCCTGCATAATACATTATCAGCCTTACCATAGATAACTCTCTTAGACCTTCCAATATCAGTATCGTTAACACCATCAGCAGAAGTAAATAGGTCAGTACTTATAACAGTATCTGTCTTAAATAATTCATCCTCAATCTTAAAGTTTACTGTTTCTAAGTTGAAGGACTTATTAGTAATATATCCTCTATATTGTATCTCTGCTAGGTTAGGGTCTAGTTGTCTATTGTATGAGTATATCTCTACCTTTTTATTCTCCCATGTGTATTGTTGGAAGAAAGAATCAAAGTGACCATCATTATTCTGTAGTAATACATTACCAGAACCAGTAACGGATATACCTTTCTGGTCTGACCCTATCTCAGACATAAACCCTACAGAGGATAATACTCTAGGTTCGTAGCAAATTTCTTCACCTGTATTATCCGTTAAGTCCCACGTTAAATTAATAGGTGCGTTTGAATAATATAATTTATATTCTGCTATTAGGTTATCATCATCAGGGGATGTAGACGTAGTGTAGTAGTAGCAAGTATTAGTAGTTACATCATAAAAGAAAGGGTTAGATGCGTCTACGGAACTACTGGTCTGCTTAGTAACCTCAGTACTACCTGTGAATAATCTATCTACTATGTTAGTAACTGATTTAGTCCAGACATTAGCCCCTTGACTAGTCCATGTATTAATAGATCGTCTAGGGTAGATATGTAGTAATAGAATCTTCTCACTAGATACTGCCTCGGAAAACTCTGTATATGTTGTAAAAGTAGTCATTAAATTACCTTATATTATGCTAGTTTGGTTATAGTTAGTTGCGTATAAACCTCTTCTTCAGTACCGCCAAAACTACACGCTATTCCAAAGCCAAGGGGATGGGATGCGGTTACTTGGTGTACTACTCTAAAAGCGGTAGATGATGCTATGGTAACAGTACCTGATATTGTTGAGTTTGTCTGTGAGGGTGAAGTATTATTGCTAAAGCTGTTGTTACCTACAATAAGATCGGCACCACCAGTAACATATATAATCTTTGCTTTATGTTGACTAGCAAGGTTTGCTGGGACAGTACCATAAAAGTAATAAGTCCCCGGATCAAGTGTAAAATCATTAGAGGAAAGGCTACAGAAAGTGGTATCACCATCTTGAGTATTCAAGTCTCTCTGAGCATAAGACCCTGAGGTAGTAGCACCACCATGAATACCATAAGCCTTCTCATCTCTTAGGTGAGTAACTAATAAGGTAGACCCTCCCTGCTCTGACACAGAAGTACCGTCATAGTAATAATTAGTATCCTCATCAGTGGCATGGTATCTAGTAGAACTAGACCATGAACCTAACGCATCTATCGCTGCCTTGGTCCCTTTGTATACCGTAGATACTTCAAGCTCAGAACCATCATCCCCAACTTTAAACTTAGAGTCTAGGGCTGTCTCATACGCTACAGAACCATCAGTGCCTACACGATCTACTGTAAACCCAGCTCCTTCCGAGTTTGCGTCACTACCTCCATTATTTACATTAAAACTAGCCGCGTCTACCTCTAAGGTATCTACAATTAGATTACCTGTAACCGTACCACCTGTCTTATCTAATTTCTCAGACTCTAATTCATCTATAGCCGCTTGAACATCAGTGGCTGAGACTGTACCCGACGGAGTATTAACAATATTAGAGGCATCTACGGAAAGGACTGAGTCTACGCTCCACGCTCCCCCTGATTTAGTATATAAGTTAGAGGTAGCACTATCTAAGTACACATCCCCGTTAACACCCAATGCTCCATCTGAGGGTACACCTGATCCAACTAGGAAAGATGTAACAGACGTTATAAGATCAGTAGTAGGTGTTACCTCTGAGCTAAATCCATCCGTAAATGATATTCTTTTAATTCCTGACATAATATTTACTCCTACGCTAATTTAGTAATGGTTAAGTGTGTGTATATTTCTGGTTCGGTGCTATAATTACAGGCTACCCCGTAACCATCCGTAGCCCTAGTAGTTGCTACTTGATGTACTATTCTAAACGCAGTAGAGGAGGCTATAGTAACAGAGCCTAATAAAACTGAGGCAGACATTGAGGGTGCTGTTATATGACTAGATGAATTACTTCCCATAATAAGATCAGCACCGCCTGTAACATATATAATTTTAGCCCTATGATCATCCACTTGATACCCTGTTACCTCTCCATTAAATAGATAAGTGCCGGGGTCCAATGTAAAATCATTGGATGATAGACTACAGAAAGATGTGTCTCCGTCTTGAGTGTTTAAGTCACGCTGTATGTAACTCCCTGAGGTAGCCGTTCCTCCGGCTGTATTAACTGTCTTCTCATCATATATTCTAGTAATAAGTAAAGGTGTACCCTCTGGAGCTACAGAAGTACCATCATAATAATAATTAGTATCTTCATCCGTAGCGTGGTATCTAACTGAGCTAGACCATGTACCTAGTGCATCAATAGCCGCCTTAGTACCTTTATACACTGTAGATATTTCTAACTCAGAGCCTGTATCTCCTACTTTAAACTTAGAGTCTAGTGCGTTCTCATATATAAAAGAACCGTTTGTACCTACACGCTCTACCTCTATCCCAGCTCCCTCAGAGCTTGCATCAGTACCACCGTTATTAACATTAAAGGAAGGAGAATCAATCTCCATAGTACTAACAATTAAATTACCAGTAATTGTATCGCCTGACTTGTTTACTTTCTCTGAATCTAGTTCATTTATTGCAGATTGAATATCTGTAGCCGTTACAGTACCTGAAGGGGTATTGATTACATTGTTAGCCGTAAACTTTAGAACAGAGTCTATGCTCCATGTCCCAGCAGCCTTAAGATATAAATTAGATGTAGCACTATCCAAGTATACATCTCCATTATTACCTAAGGCACCGTCTGAAGGTACACCTGAGCCTACTAGAAAGTACGCTAGAGCTGTTACCTGAGTATCCGTAGGAGTCACCTCAGAGCTAAACCTACCTGTAAATGATATTCTCTTAATCCCTGCCATGTATATATATCCCTATATTGATATTGTTCTTTCTAATTAGTACTTATTAATTACTTTAATTCAAATATTTCCACCATAAATGGCTGTAAATGCGTCAATTCTTCAGCACTTCTATCACTTTCATATGGTATAGTGCCATAACTAGGTACAAAGGCACCCTCAATCTGTCTCTGTAAAGCTATGTAATTATTATCATCATCAGTATGACTAGTTAGGGTTACTTCTAGGGTTATCTCTTTATATGTTTCTGTACCCTTTTTATTCAATCTAACACCATCAAACTCATACTTAACATACCCATGGAAATAAGTACCCACAGCCGCGTCTAAAGATGCCATTGTAACGCTCTGAGAGGCTATCTCAGTAGCCCCATCCTTAAGTGCTAGTGTTAGTGTACCATCGGGAGTATCGTGCTTATATAAGCCTAATCTGATGGCTCCTATGGTCGTAGTCTTATCAAGCCTAATAGTAGTTGAGACTGTCTCATTATTATCTAGTTGATATATTGAGAGATACATTAAACTACCTCTATCATTCTAATTACTGTATCAAATAGATTAGGGGCTACCGTCTTCCATTGTAATGCACCATTTAGATAGAAATAACCACTAAATAGGTACTTACTAGATAGGTCTGTACTTAAATCACCATCAGCATCTAACATGAACCATATAGGTGTAGTATTGCCTGAGGTGGTAAACATATCATTAATCTGCTCAAACTCTGTCAGATTAGCGTACTTAATAGTACCTTGTAGATTATTAGTAAAGTTATACTGGTCTATGAATAATTGACCGTAGTTATTAGCCTTGGATTTAAACCTTTCCTTTATGGCATACTTAAAAGAAGTAGTATCAAAGTTATTATTAACTATCTCCGTCCTTTTACCAATATAAAGATTACTTAACTCACAGTATGATGTACCTGTCAGTGTTAACTTAGCATACCTATATGACCCTTCCGTAAACTGGACAAAGCCAAAGTTATGCTCAGCAGATAAATCAATAGTCTCAATAGTAGTTCCGGGGAATGACGTTGTAGGACTAAACTCAATAGTAGCGGCTGTAACTCCCATACCCGTTAAGTTATTACCTACCATCATGAAAGTATCTACTGATTCTGAATTACTCCAGTCAATCTGAATAACACAAGAAGTACCTGTACTCCTAAATGACTTTGTAGTAAATACTTTATTTAGATTAGTTAAAGGGAATTGTGCGTTCTCTGTACCACTTAATAAACTATATGTCGCACCAGAGGCTTGATTATTAGTTCCAAAACTCATATTACTCATTTAAGACCTACCTATTACTATGCCTTGCTCTACACCTATAGACGCAGACCTTGCTATTTCTTTATTATCGGCTACCATAACAATATTAACCTCAGACAATGCCTCTCTAAGCATCTCCATACTAATACCATTATTACCAGTAGAAGTACTAGTGTTACCGTTTGCCTGTTGGAATAACGTATTCTGTTGACCACGATTAAGTACCATTTCACCAGAGTTTAATTGTGCAGATACTGAATCTCCAGCGAATGAAGAACCGGGAACAATACCACCATGCTCTAACTTAACACCAGAGATTTTAGCTACGTTAATAGCACTCGCTGCACCAACAATACCAGCTAATGCAAAGTTATATGGAGGTGGTGCACTAGCTAGAGCCTTTTGAACCGCAACAATACCATCAATAGTAGCAATGGAAATAGCCGAAGCCTTACCAATAGCTGCTAATGTAGAGTTACCTGATTCAGATAGAGTAGCCATTGTACTTAGTGTTGACTTTAAGTTATTAGCCCTTTGTACTCCTCCTGCCTTTTCCCACGATACCTGTTTACCAAATAGTGCCTCTTCAAAGTCAGACTGTTTCATCTTCCTCTTATTCTCTTCATCTTCAGCTCTATCTTTTTCAGCTTTTTGTTGTTTAGCTAATGCCCTAGCTTTCTTAGCGGCTAGACTCTCAGCCTTAGCTAGTTTCTCTGCATCAGTTAACTTCTTAGTAGTGAGTTTATCAATGTCAGTAATCTCTGACTCAGATAGCTCTTTCTTTATTATAGCATCCTGCATAAGTAGCTCAATCTCAGACCTACGGGCTTCTATCCTAGCAGTAATAGCATCAGTAATCTTAGAAGAACTACCCATCTCTTGTGCTGCTCTTAAGTCTTTCTCTAGCTGTGTTAAATCCGCAGTAGCTACCTTTAACTGGTTAAGCTTATCTATAGTTGCACTATCCTTACTAGCGTTACTAGCGTAGTATATAGCCGCACCTAATGCAGTTATAGCCGCAGCCGCAATAGTAATAGGTCCACCTAATGCCATTGCCGCTGTTCTCATGGTTGTCAGAACACCGCCTAACTTACTAAGGGCACTCTTAACCTTAAGTATACCTCTGCCTAGTACATTACCTACAAAGATACCTGCTACCGCTTGAAGCACAGGCATCAATACGTCAATATTAGCCTTAACCCATTTAAACGCATTACCTAGAGCGGTAATAGCCATATCAACATTTTGAGTAATAAGTCTCTCATTAGCCTCTACCCAGTCAATCATAAGATCAACTACGGGCTGCATTACTGGGATTAGCTTATCACCAATAGCTATCTTTAAGTCTTCAATTCTTGTATTTAATAATCTTAATCTATTAGCCGCACCACGACTAGTATTAGCATAATCACCAATAGCGTTACCTGATTGTTTAACAATTAAATCTAGTGTAGCCTGAGCCTTAGCCTGTCTCTCAGTAGCAAAGGTCATACCCTTAGCATTATTAATAGCTACCTGTTGCTCTACGGCTGTCTGTTGAATAGATACACCAAGACTCTTCATGCTCTCAGTCTCACCTAGTAAGGCTTTTGTAATTGCTTCTGAGGCTCCCTTAGCTCCACCAGAGAAGTTGGTGAATGAGGCTAGGTCTACGGAAAGTTCCTGTACTTCTTGAGATAATTTTAATGCTGATTCTTGTGTAAACCCGAAACCAGCTAGTAAATCACCAGTAGCAGATAATAGTTCTTTGGATTGTGTAACACCTAAGCCATAATTCTTCTGTAATGTTTTAGCTGTCTGGTTAGATGCTTCTGAGATGGTACTGAATACGGCTTCAAACTTTGATGCTGTCTCTTGAGCGTCTACCGCTGCTAGGAAAGATTCTTTACCAAACTGAGCCATGTTGTTAACTAAAGATGTTAACCCTCTAGCTGCCGCTGCAAAGGCATTAGCACTAATGTTACCTACAAAGCTATTCCACGCCTGAGAGGACTTTTTAGTGTTCTTCTTAAAGTCACCATGGAAACCCTTTAAGTTATTCTCTACCTTATTTAAGTTTCTATTAAAATCTTTTATTGCTAGTTCTAAGTCAAAAGATACTGTATTGTTTGCCATTATTAACCCTTATTTTGTTCTTCCGTAATTCTATTTTGATTCTCTACGTCAAGCTTATTCATTAATCTGATTAGCTCTATATACTTTGAGGGCTGTTCTAGTAGGCTACCCTCGAAACCCAAGTGACCTAGTTTATACTGGTTATATAACCACATATACTCTGACACACTACTATCCTTAAAGTTATCGTGACATAAACATGAGTAATACTCTATACCGTCTAACTCTACCTTAGGGGTAGTGCCAATTACTCCACACCCTTTCTCTAGCCGTACATAGTTTATAGCCGTTTCAGCATCTTTACGCTTACTAAGCACTTCCTCTGTCTCTCTGCACTTAAAATCATCTACCGTAAGGGTTAACCAAGTAGCATTTATAAGGGCAAACTCCGCTGTAGATATAGTACTTATCTGAAGTATCTTAGAGTGTATATACTCCCAGAATACGGGGTATAAAAACTTACCCTCTACTTCTTGGACTTTCCCGGCTTACTCTTACCCTGTTTCTTAATCTTAATACCTTCAATTGGTTGACCTTCATTATCTAAGATCGCATCAGGTACACCTGCTAACATTGAGGCGCAAACTGAGTTTAACTTAGCAGAGATTGGCATGTTTAAAACATCGTCGATACAATCATCAGACAAAGAACCATCCTCAATCTCTAACCTATACTCTCTCTTCTCACCATCATCATCGAAATAGAAGACTCCCTTAATATCTTTTAAGCAATACTTAACTGATAGTCTTACACTATCCATAGCTGCGCCCATATCACCATTTACTGCCTTCATCATATGGTCCTGCAATTCTGTCTTCTGAGCGTGAGTTAGAGGACTAATCTTAACCTCAATACCATCAATTACTACGCTTACTCTGTCATTCTTTCTATAAATCATCATATTATCATCTCCTATAAAGTGATTGTTTAGTACTATATATACCTTATTAAACCAATAAAAAAAGGGCTAGACTGGCTAACCCTTTGATATTATTTAATGTATTGTTGATCGTAAGGACACCATTACAGTGTAGATACCACCTCCTAGCTCATGCTAATATATAGCTCTTTAATAGTACCGTCTACTGAATTAGCCGTAAAGCTGATTGAGTCAGTTAGAACACCGTCAATATCACCCTCAGAAAGTTCTGTAGTGACACATACTGGCATATAGAAAGAAATACTCTCACTATACTCACCCGTAGCTCCCGGATTGTGAGCGGTAATTACTAGAGAAAAAGGAGTATTGTTGTCAAACTTAGTAAAGTTAGCAACACTATCATCAGCCTTATATGGATTAATAGTTCCTGATATTTGTCTACCAGTGATTCTTGAGGAGGACTTACCTGCACAAGTATCTTTAATCCAGCCTAATGTATTTTCAATATTTAATGTAAAATCATTAATCTCGAGCTGAGTACCATCTTGCCAAATACAGGCATCTAAGATAATAGGAGTCTCAGAAGTATCATAAGAAGGAGTAGTACCTAACGCGGATACGCTTCTATTATAATCAGCACCCTCAAACCCCATCTTCATAGAGGCTACTTGACCTGTTGAGAAAGACTCTACAGATAGAGATGTAGTCTTACACCCTGTAGCTTGTTCTAATACTGCATCCTCAATCCACTTACTAACAGTAAATGAAGGGTGAGAATCATCAGTAGGGGTATATGTTTGAAATGACTCAATTTCTACTGAGTCAGAGAAAGCCCCGTCTGCTGGGATTAATAGTGTAATAGATGTATTAGTTACCATTGAGGCAATAGGAGAAGTATGATAATCACCACTCTCTTTAACAACTACAATATCTCCTACCTGATACTCAGAAGTATCTGATACATTGATCAGCGATGTAGTATGTGAAGTACCTGATGGTTGAGCCGAAGCGGTAGTTACAGAACCCAATAGTGATTCTAGTAGAATACCATACTCAGGCTCAGCCGTAGCCGTAGACCCTGCCTTCATGTAGACACCGATTGATCCTGTAGCACTCTCTAGTCCTACTCTAGGTGCTACTTTTGATAGACCTGTACCGATTACATTAAGCTCCATTGTATCTTTAGAGCCGTTAAGCTCAATACCGTCTTCCTGTGCCTGAATAAAATCAGCCGCATCAGGTGCAATATATGTACCCTCTGTTGTCTCTTTCTTAATACCTACTTTAATGTTCTTCTTTACTGTATAACCCATTTAGGCTCCTTATATTATATTATCCGTTTAATATTATTTATTTTAGTCAATCTGACTTATTCTCATATAACCTTATTAAAATCCACTCCCTTCTAAGTACTTGATATTACCTGTTAATTTTATATTTTATGTTCATAGTACATGATACTAGTACGGTCTTTTCCTCATCTAAGTACTCAGGGGAGGATATACGTAGGTCATTAACCACTAATATGTTACTCCCTAGTGCGCTTTTCTGTCTAGCTAGGTCATCAAACACCTCTAAAATAAGTGTATTTAGCTCCATTACTCTAGTGTACTGTAGCTCATCCCCTACCTGAGACCTTCCACCCTCGCTGTAACCGTCTGTAAAGGTTATCTGGTATAGGTGATCGACTATAAACGCACCTGTCACAGAGTCGTCCTCAGTAGCCTCTAAGGGAGTAATTGCATATCCCTTATAATTACCCTTAAACTTATTCTTCTCTATATTTTGCTGGTATGATAGCTGAGTGTAGCTGGATGCAGATACCCCTAGCCTAGTAACCATTCCACTGTATATATCGTTAATAATTCCCATTTAAGATACCTCTGATGTGATGATCCTATCACCATTCTCTTGAAGAAGATTAAACCCATCCTCTTTAAGTAGATAGTTAATAGCAACTTCTCTGTATCTAATATCTATAGTAGATGTTACCACTACAATGTTCTCTGTCTCTAATATCTCTGTACTGTCTATGGTAAAGTTACTTATGTCAATTATACCTGCGTAGATAGCATCCGTTAAGAAACCTTTATATGAGTCTATAGCCGTTTGTTGAGCCTCTATTAGAGCATTAGTCTGGTTAGAGTCTCCTACAATATCCTTATAGCCCTTATACACAACTAGCTTAAACGTAGTACTGGAGAATAACATCTCTATAGGAGAGTTATCATAGTTACCAGTATCTAACTGTATAGCGTAACCCTTTCTAGCGTTCTTAAACTTATTCTTCTCTAGGTCTAACTGGTTAGATAGTTTAGTATACGTAGGAGATGTACTCTCAATAGAGCTTTGTAATCCAGATATAATTGAACTTATTACTGACATACTTTTTTACCTTATCGGTGTAAGAATCTATGCTTAGAGGGAGTCTTATTCTCAGAATCATCCTCTATACCATCATCATTAGTATCGAATGACATTCTAGCTAGATTAATATACTTATGAAACTTGTCTTCATATACCTTAGACTTATTACCCCAAACATCCTCAGGATTGTCTGACATTTGAAAGTAAATCTTACTAAGGGCTAGGTATGATGCTGCTAGAGAAACCTCATCTAATTCATGTAAATCCCAAACTGTAATATCTTGCCTATTACCATCAGAGTCAATCTTTATATAATTCTGATTATTAAACTTCTGTAAAATCTCTCTCTTTACGGCTTGGTGTGTCTTTATATGGCTAGACTCATTACCTAAAAACTCTGAGTCAGATATATACGGCTGCTCTAATGATAATTCATAATCATCGGAGAAGACTAAATTAATACCACTAAATACTATACCTGTTCTATCTACTGAGGGTAATAGTCTGTACCAATATAAAGTAGAGCCATCTACCTCACTAGTAGTCTGATCCGTAACATCTTTATCCCATCTTATAAAGCCTGATCTATATAGACCTAAGGTATCATCAGATAAGCTAGAGACAGTAGTATAAGTAGAACCATTGTAATATTCCAGTGCACTTGAACCTTCAGACCCATTAGGTGTAGTTATATCTACGTAAATGGAGTTAATAGGCTTAGTAAAGCCATAGTATATATAATCCTCTGCGTTAGTAATAGTCATTGTTACACTATCTCTACCGTAAGTAGCCATTTTATGAGAGTAATCAGCGAATACTGAATTATCATCATGCTTTATTGTCAAACTATCTCTTTTATCTATCATAATCACCTTTTTCAGTAAGCTGTTTGTTTAATTCTTTAACCTATATTATTTATGTACTTCCTATTACACCATCGTCTAGGTTTTTACCTATTAGATTGTTAGTCCCTACATTATCTATTACCTCTACTAGATTATCTGAAGTATTGTCTCCAAACCACCAAGATGATCTACAGTCTGATATTGCTGTAGGGTCAGAATAAGAACCACTATTATAGAGAGTAGTCACCTCAGCACCCGTTAAGGCTCTATTGTAGATAGATACTTCTTTCACATCACCATTAAAATAGTTAGCTGGAGTACCTGTTCTACTGAATAGACCTAAAATCTCATCGGCTATCTCTGTATTAACTACACTGGGAATAGTACCAGAAGCACTAGCGGTAGCATCAGCACCGTCAACATAAATCTTAGCCCTAGCAATGTCAGTACCTAATGAACCATCATAAACCAGACATATATGGTAATCTTTGTCTGCCCTAGTCGGATTAGCTGCGGTATAGCCCCATCAACTTGGAATCTAAATGCGGAGTTAAGCCAAGTAAATTCAACTTTTCCTGTACTTGTTCCCGCAAAGAATGAAAAGAATACACAAGTATCTGTAGCACTCATATCGAATCTAGCTATAATATTTACAGAGAAGGCGGTAGCCCCTGATATACCAAACTGCTCTCCAGTAGTAGGACTTTCAAAGTAATCATTAGTATTATCTAACTGATATTCTTTAGCCGTTGCCCAGTTAGGAGCGTCATATAAAGGTAGAAATGCTCTCTTAATAGAGCCATCGGCATACTTTAGCTTGAAGTTTAATGAGTCACTCCCTTGTGTTGTAAAGGCTTGAACTTCACTAGCTGCAAAGGCTGAGGCTACTGGGATAGTTTCTGCTATAGTTACTGGTTCTTCAAAACCATTACCACCACCAGCCGCAGCTTGCCATGTAGCCGCTGTACTTGAAGTAGCGGTTAAGACCTGACCCGTTGTAGGAGCCGTTGCCGCTGAAACATCAACCGTAGTGGTAGCTGAATTTAAAGCATCAGTATCTCCCGAGGTTCCACTAACTGAGGTTTGGTCTCCTGTGTTGGTCCCTGATTGATTGCCTAGGTTTGTCTGCTCACTATCTGTAAAGGCATTTGTATTAGCGTTTGCTTCATAGGCTGTCTTAACATTAGCGTTAGACATATCACCCGTATTGGTTCCTGATGTATTACCTAGAACCGTCTTCTCTGCGTCTGTTAGTGCATTAGTATTTGCGTTATTCTCGTAAGCGGTCTTAACCTCGGCATCACTCATGTCACCCGTATTAGTACCCGATACATTAAGACCTGCCTGTAGGGCAAGTATAAGCTCTGCATAAGTAATCTTCTTAGTTGAGGCAGTACTAGAGTCTACAATAGCTAATAAATCTGCTACGTCTACGTCTGCGCCTAATAGTGCTGCTAAGTCCGATATTTTACTGTCTGCCATGTTAATCCTTTTATGTTTTAGGTTATTACTCTACTTCTTATTAAAGTAGTCCCTTTATCTTTGCGAGTGTTAATACTGTGCCACATATAGTTGCTATATAAATAGCCCACTTCCTTAGCATGTTTAATGCCTTTCTAGGTGCCTCTAACTTCTCTATTCTCTGGACATTATCACCATGAAGACCCTTAAGAGTATTAACTCCTTCAATATGAACCTCTAACTGATTATTATATCTATCTAGTCTACTATTAGACTCGGCTCTCCACGTAATAGTATCCTCTCTGTATTTATCAGCCTTAGCGTTAGCATCTTTCTGATCCTGTCTAACCTCTTTAAGTAACTCATGTATAACTTTACTATTTGGCATTATCAATCCTTATAATTTATAGCCTCTTTAACTGTATAATTCTTTAATTCTTTGTAACCACTCTTCCCTAGTCTTAGATATATTCTCTTTAACTGCCTTAGGCTTAATGGCTCTCTTATACTCACTCTCTATATACTCTTTACTTCTCTTCTCTCTCTTTCTCTTATTCTTATCTTTCTTTAAGTTATTCCTAGTCTTATGTACCAATTATAAATCCTCTTTCCATACTAGGGAGGCTGTTACATCACTAGCACTACCAGATACTACCTTTGCGTATACGGTTATAGTCTCACCACTAACAAAAGCTAAATCTACGGTTTTTAAGTCTACTGAGTTTGCTCCAGAACTACCTATCTGAGTCTCATATACAGCGTGGGCACCATTAGCACCATTTAATGAATCTGCGTGTATTGTAGTATCGTAAGTAACCACTGAGTCAAGCTCATCATGGTACACAAAGTTAGTCTGACCTAGTACGGCATCTCTACATACCTTTACCACTACCTCTTTAGTAGAGTCAGTAGACAGCTCTAGCCTTATTATATTAACTTTACCTAAGTTAGCCTTACCATTTAATACTTCTCTACTCTTAAGGGTTATTACTGATTCAAAGGATGTACCTACGGCTGTATTAGAGAATGACTGAGCGTGGGCATTAGCCTTTATCCTAGACTTACCCTCAATAAATGTACCTGCACTAGCACCCTGTACTGTTAAATCTGTAGTACTGCCTAATGATGCGGCTGTCCACCCTACTTTTAATGCTCTGTTTGATATAGATGGTTTAATGTTATTGTTTTGATAGTTAATGGTATGTACTCGTCTAAAGTCTCCAGCACTATCCATTATAAAGAAACTTATTGGACCGAAACCTAAGTAAGATACTTTGACCATGTATATATTACCCTTAGTAGGGTCGAATGAAAATGTATCTCCATTCCAGTCTGTCTGTAGTATTGTAGATTCTACTTTAGCTGTACCTGTAGTTACCTGTGGTAATGAACCAGTAAACCCAGCACCTGTGGCTGAGTACGTACCTGCCTTAACACCAACACTCTTAGACCTAAGGATAACCTTATCCTCTATTTGCTCAGCATCCCATACAGACTGATTAGCTTTCATCCAAGCCTCAATCTCATAGGCATTGTGAGCGTTAGTCCCAGTAGTTACTGGTATTGTATATAGAATACTATTAAGTGTTAGTTCTAAATTACCAGTAGTCATAGTAGTTATGATTAACTCATGTGCTTCTTGGGCACCATATGAATCAAATAGTATGCCAAAGTCTGTACCTCTATAACCAAACGCTATTGTATCTTGTACGTTAAATAATCCAGCAAATTGTAGACTATTAGCTACTGCGTTAGCGTCAAATAAGGCTGTGAACCTAGCCATTAATCCCTGACCCTCTCTATAAATAGTTGGACCCTTGCTTCTAATAACTCCGTAACCACCTATACTAGTACCTGTGGTGCACGTAAACATGTTATCTACTGTGCTTACTGATCCCCCAGTAGCGTCAAAGGTCTCTACATTATTTAATAGTCCGTACTGTGCAGAAATTTGCTCTATGGGGTCTAGGGAGTCTGCTAGAAAGTCACCAAACGAGGACTTATTAGATGGCTTATGTGTCTCTACTGTTCTAATAGCTGTTTGATCATTACCTACTGATACGTAGGATTGACTCTTCTTATCGTTTATGTCTTTAGGAAGGCTCATTACTTAGCTTCCTTTGTATTATTAATTGATAACCTATCTTTAGGTCTTATGTCTTGAGTATAGTCGTATGAGTACCACGTATACCAATAACCATCTGTATGTTCTGGTGTTGAGAAGTTAACGGGCTTCTTAGCCGTAACCTGAATCTGTAACATTTCTTCTTGTAACTTATCAGGAGACTTAGACTTAATGTACTTTAATGAAATAAATAGTTCTGGTGTTTCATACATATAGTTTAGTTCCTTTTCTTATATTCTCTTATTCTCTTTCAATAAAAAGGAGGAGCTTTTACACTCCCCCTTGATATTTATAATCTTATCGTTTCAGATTATGAAGTAGCAGTAGTAAGAGCCATAGTTACTTTTCTAGCACCGGAGTCTAGTGTTTTAACACCATACTTACCACGTAGAGCGATAAACTCTTGAGCGTATTCCTCATTCATTTTCTCAATGAAGTGAACTTGGTCGTGCATTGCGAAACAAACAGCACTTCTATGATAGAAATGTACTTCGTTAGCTGCACCAGTTCCACCTACATCTTCAGATTGAACAACTTTAAATCCTTTAACCTGAGAAACAACACCTTGTCTAAGGGCTTCATCAGAAAGAGATTTTTGACCTTCTTGAAACTCAGTAAAGCTTGCAAGTAATTCCATACCTTCGGCATTAATAGCACACCATCTGTCAGAGTAAGGAACTTGAGCTTCGTCAAGAAGTTTCTTAGCGTTACCAAAATCAGATACAGCGAATACACCAGCAGAGGCTGAGGCTGAATCAAAATCACCAGCAGAAGCAGTTGCTAATGCAGTTGCAATTGCGGCTTCTATACCTTGAGCAAATACTCTAGGAGCGGCTTCAAGGAAGGCTTGCTTAAGATCAACAGCAGACTCAAGACCATCATCATAAGAGATGTACTCAGGAACTTGTTTACTTTGATCTAGGACTAGAGCGTCACCTGCAGTAGTCATACCACCAGCCGTTGCTCTTGAACCAGCAGTTACTGAAGAAAGAGCTAATCCGCTAATTCTTGGTACAGTTACTTGGTCCATTCCCGGTCTTACTCTTGAAGTAAGGTCGAGGATTGTTTTGATTAGAATAGAGTCAGAACCACCAAGGTACTGTTGAATCTCGTTTCTAAGAATTTCATTTAATGAAAGAATTGCCATATTTAACTCCTATGGTCTAGTAGCCGCGAGGCTTATTTAATAATTGTCTTTTGTATGCGTTCTTTGCTTCATCGGACATATCGTTATAACTTTTGTCACCAAGGTTAGACCCTGTAGGGGCTTCATTAGGTAACTTTGTATTAGTACCTGACTTAAGTAATTCAGGGTATTCCTGCTTAATCCTATCTACTTCATTAGCTAGAGAGTCGTCATTGATCGAACCATCTTCATTCATTTCCACATTATTTACGTTAATGAACTTATTATAGTCGTCCCTCTTAAAACCACCTACTTTCTGTAGAACACTGTTCTTCTTGTGGTAATCTACAAACTTATTCTTGTCAGAATCTCTCTCTGCCTTTAGGCTTTCAAGTTCTCCTTGACCCTTCTTGTAAAGTTCTTCCCATCTACCCTGTTCTGCTAGGGCTTCATTCTTAGAAGCATCACGCTCCGCTTGAATTTGATTAAGAGTCGCTTGGGTCTCCTTAAGTTGATTTTTGTACTTGTGCATATCAGCCGATACATTTTGGTATGCTGATTTACTTACAAACTCATCTTTCTTCTGCTCTGGTTGTTCGTTAATCTGATTCTCTTCTTCTGTAATGTTGTTGTCTTCACTCATGTCGGTACTACCTTTGTTATCTGAGGGCTTACTAGCCCAGTTTAGTTGTGTTAAATATCCTTATTAACATGTTAACATCCTGTTAAACTTCTATTATATCCTTATTAATATGTTATTTTGTGTAAGTACTTGAAATTATGACTAAGTTATTATTTATCCGTAAGTTTAGTTAACTTCTTATTGAGTAATTGCTGCAATTGCTTCATTTCTGACTTAGATAGGTTAAGGAATGGTCTCTTACCTGATACCCATTTAGCCTTATCCCTAGAAAGGTCTGTCCTGAGCCTAATCTTAGCCTTACCTTGTCCATTAGGTTCTGCAACTAGATCATCCAGCATCTTACCCGTATATGTAAGGTTAGACTTAGAGGCTGTAGATGGTCCTTTAGGCTTATGTCTCTTCCTAGTAGCCTTATACCCATCAGATAACTTATCTAGTCTATTCTTCTTAGCACCATGATGCTCTACACCGTAACCTAATCTAGTACGCTTCTTAATCAGGTGAGCCGCTTCCTTAGCAATCTCTACAACTTCATCTTGAAGCTTCTTACCTAGCTTCTCTAATTGCTTTATAGCGTTTTTTATATCTTGATCCGCACTCACACCTTACTCCACATCTTCTATAAAGAACCTAGATAGTATACCTGCTATGGCTGAATCTCTCTCAGTCCTCTGCTCTCTAAACTCAGGCTCTGAGCGTATCTCTGCCACAATGCGACTAACAACACTACTAGGTAGACCTATAAAGTCTCTAGCCTTTGAGGGGTCACCCGTAGGATTACCGAAAGAACCAATAACATTACCCTCTACCTTTCCAGCATCATCATACCCAGATGAATACCCTATGGTAATAGAGTCAGAGCCAATGCTTAATACCTCTATATCTGCTAACATATCACCCGTTTGTCTAAGGTTAACTGAATTACTCTTACCAGCTATCTTAAAGTCTAAGGAGTCTTTATACTCATCTGAGTACCCCTTAAACCGCTTACCCTTCTTATCTATACCTCTACCAGTACGCTCCCTTACCTCAGTAAGCATCCTCCTACCTAGTTCTGCCTTAAAGGCATTAGATAGACCTGATGGGATGGGTATAGTCTCTTGTAGGTTTGCTTTAGCTACCACTTAAGATTCTTCCTCAGACTCATTAGGGGTAAAATCAATACTAATACTTGGGTTTGTTGCCTCTACCTTATCCTTAATCTCTTCCTCAGTAGCCTCAGGGTTAAGCCTCTTAAAGGCATCCTCTCTGCTGAATATACCTAGCTCATTCTCAATCTTCATCTCCTCAAGGAGTGCCATGTTATCAGGGACAATTTGAGCATCTATTAGCTCTGTGGAGGGTGCATACTTAGATGATAGTGCCTTAGTCATATCTGACTCACCATTAGCTAACCATGTATCGTGTAGTGTAGGCAGTAGACTAAATAGTCTTCTCTCAGCATTATTAAAGATACTCTTATACTTTCTATTTACTGCACTAGCGTCTGATTCATCAATTAGCTTACTTATACCACTAGCCGCACCGTCAACCGTAGCCTTACCGATTGATCCTGTCTTAATACCTTTAGTATCTAACCATATACCTAATTGAGTATTAATTAAGTTCAATACCTTATCAACGTCTACATCAGACTTAATTGTATCTAAACTAGGAGACTTATTCTCCCCCGGAACACTGTTTAATACCCATAGACTATCGGGTGAATACTCTACATTATCCATCTCTACATCAATACCAACTATCTGAGACCTGCATCCAAACATAACCGCATAGTTAAGGTCAGTCATTAGCTTAGGGATAAGTGTAGCCATGGGTAGATTGTCACTATCTGGTGTAGGTAGTAACTCATTATTATTAGTTCTTAAGTATATAAAGGGAATCTTACCGTAAGGGTTATCCTTCTGCTCATATATCTGACCCTCCTCATCAAAGGAGATAAACTCATCCTCTGAATAGGCATAGAATACGGCTACTGACTTAAACTTCTTAGGTGCACTACCTGATAGGGAGTTAACTGATTTATCCTCTACCTCTTTCTCCGTAGTACCCATGAACTTAATAAATACTGTCATTTCAGTAGGGTTAACCCTTGAGTCAGAGTAAACAATAAAATCCTTAGCGGATAGTACTCTCATACGGGGTGATCCATCCATCATATATGGCTCTAGGGCGCAATACTTGTTAATAACTAGTAAATCATTAGCATATTGCAGGTTACTGTTTAAGTCCCACTGGTCGATATACTCATTATGAATATCATTATCAATAGGGTTATTACCTGCACTACGTACTGGTTGTTCTCCGTATACCTTACTTAGCTTATTCTGTAGCTTTGCAATAATATTTATTGGAGGAATACGCTTTCTACTACGCTCAAAGGCTCTAGGGTTTAACTCTTCCTTCATAGATGCCTCTACGTAAGGGAGTAAATTACCATTAGAAATATCAATAAGACTACTGTTGTAGACTACGTGACTCTGGTAGTTGCTCTCAATGAACTTGATAATTGACGGTATAAGCTGATTTAATGGTTTACTTGTCTTCATGTGTATTTCCTTCCTTTTATTTACTTTATTTACTTATTAAATGTGTAGTTGTCTTGATTTACTTGTTCTTCTCTTAATAGGGCTTAAGTACCACACTAGGTATCCTAGACATGGTCCGAGGTGAGATACACTACCCTCTTTATCTCTACTTGATAGGGTTTCAATATCTTTTATCAATTGACAGCATGATGGGTCTATAATAACAGTCTCTTTCTTAAAGCCAATGTTAACTGATTGCTGTCTATCTCTTATTAGTGGGTTACTTGTCTCTAATACCCTTAGACCTGCATCTCTTAGTATTTGATGGTCTGACTGACCTGAGGAGCTACTTGTCTTTCTAGCTCTACCAGTTGAATCAGGTACTACCATGGTGTTAAATCCCTTGTTAACATATTCACTAACTATATGAGAAGCCATGTCAAAAGTGTTAGCATTTCTATGGGTTAACTGAGTCTCCTCACACACGTATAACTTTCCATTAATAAACTGACTAGCAACGGCACTCATTACGTCCACGTTAAAGTCAACCGCTATATACAATGGGTACTTAGGGTCAAGCTTACAGGGTCTTAGGTTTGTATCCCTCTCAAATAGGTTATATATGGCACCCTCTTGAAGGTTAACGAACCTACCAAATAGTTCCTGCTGGGCTAATGGAGTATCCTCTCCTCCGTAGTTATCTACTAATGTTAAGTAGTAATCATCAGGGAGAAATATATTATCCTTAGTCTTACAATAGATTACCTCTCGCTTCATATCTCCCTCTGGTAGGCTCCCAAATAGGTCATATAGGAAGTTAAAGCCATTGGGTGAGCTGGTCATAAGCACCTGTCTGTAGTCACTCTTAGAACCTCTCATACGTCCTCTAACTACGTTTAAGGCATTTAGCGTGGAGAAGGCAATCTCATCTAACCATGAGAAGGATACTTCAATACCACGTATGGAGTCAGGCTTATCTAATGAGTATAAGAAGCAAGTAGAATTACCTATCTCTATCCTCTTCCTAGCACCACTTAGTACCGCTTTATATTCAATGCCTAAATCCTCTAATAAAGAGGTGAAGGTCTTAACGGATGCGTTCATTAACTGACTGTAAGTATTGGCTGCTATTAGTATGTCACAGCCCGGATTCTCTATGATCTTATTCAAGCACCAGTGACTACCTAAGTGAGACTTACCAACACCAATACCACCAGATACTAATACTTCTGCCTTTCTACTAGATAGTGCTTTGCTTTGATAGTTTAATAGGCTTACCTCTTTAGTAGCCATTACTCTGAGTCTCTCTCATCTAATACTTTATATGATATTGTAATTGCTTGGTTATCGTCTGATCTAGGTATCTCTAATGGTGATAGTTTATGTAGTCTTTCTTTAATAGCTTGGTACTCTTTCCACCACATTACAGACTTTCCATCAGAGTAATTAGCGTAAGCCTCTCTCAGGTCCTCTCTAAGCGCGGTTATAGCTTCCATGCGCTGTTGTCCAGTATCTCTGTTAAAGTCCTTAGAAAGCTCCTCATAGGCTCTGTTAATGTATCTCTCACACTGACTAGAGCTTTTACCTGTTATTTCCCGTAACTCCTCACATATCTCACCAAAGGTCATGTTCTTACCTAACATAGGGATAATATGTTCTGTAATTAACTTTTGAATCATTGCTTGTGTAGATCGGTGATTAATCTTTCTATGGATTGGTAAATTCTGATATGAATCTTTCTTCTTACTCATTTTTAGCCTACTAGGTTAACATCACTGATGCTTTGTCTTTAAACCAGATTAACCACACTGTAGCGAATAAGATTTAATAAAATATAAAAGGTCAATTTCTTAGCTCTTTAGGTATTCCTTAAGCTCATTAGCCATCCTAAGTGTTGAGACCTTATATAATCCTTATTAAAGATGTAAGTTATGTAAATTACTGGAATAATAGAGAAGTTATGTATAGATATATATGAGTATGTATATATTTAGGGTTTATTGACGCATAATCGACTGGTAATTACACTGGTAGTAGAATCTAGGTAGAAACTTGATTTATATGCCCCTCTGGGGCTTTACAATCTGGGTTTAATTAAGGTGGTAACTTAGGTTCCATTCTACAAGAGTCATGCCAAGTTGTCAAATAGAGGTATGTAACATTTTTATACATGGAACAATAGTGGGATTAGAAGCCCCTATTAGTAAAACTAATGTAATGTATTAGATAGAGTAATACTCCTAAATCAACACCCTATTAGAGTAACACTCCTACTAGGAACTAAAGCCTTTATAGCCTATAAATAATATTACTTTAGTCACTGAAGAGTATTACTCGGGGGAGGTATAAACCTTTAAATACTTAAGGTGCGATTAGGTATAAATTAAGGTGCGATTAGGTGTAACCCAAGTTGCTCATCATACAGGATAAATACCTTACCATCAGGGTCTACGGACATTTGATATGAGTAGCACCACCTATCCTCAAGGTTAGACTCTTCCCACCACTCACTAGGTATGTGATTCTCATTACGCTGCTTGAATAGGTATAAGGATGATTGTGAGTCACTACTATCAAACCCGTCCTCTAAGAGCCTCTTTAGCCTCTCTGAGAAGTTCTCTATATCATCCCCATAGCCAATGCCCTCTATCAATTCTACCGCCTCAAGATCGCAGTAAAAGCCCTCTACCTTGTTTACACCTATATCATCCCCACAAGAATTAAGGGATAGGACCAATAATAGTACTAATATGCCAAATAATAACCTTCTCATAAAATTTCCTTTGTTTAAGAGTGTTACGAGTGCGTAAGCACGACGCGCTTTGCGCTTAGTGTAACATATTTATCGAAAAGTATGTGAAAAACTTTAGTAAAAAGCTAAGTAGTTGTAATTGTTAAATCTATACCCAGCGATACCCAGCGATACCAGACCTATACCCAAGCCCTCTGGGATAGCTTAACTTATTGAAATGATTAACTTCTTTAGCGTATTTCGAGGTAAAATTAACCCTATACCCAAAATATTCCCAGTTCAGAGATATATATTATTATAGTGGGTATGGGGGTACATGGTATGGTTGAAAAAATCCTTGAGGTAGCACCCTTTTGGGTATACAATATATTATTCTAATTAAATCAAGTACTTATAAAACTCTATAAATAAGGAAACCTAACAATAACGGCTAGTTAGCCTATCCCCAAAATGTTGGGTATACGTTGGGTATAGCCGGGAGGAGGCTGGAGAAGGCGTTCTGAGTACCCCTACTTTGGGTATACGGTATGATTTAGTCTATTTTTGTTTATTTTAGTCTCCTATTATCCTATTTTAATATGTTTCTTTCTATTTTAATATAATTATTGTATGTTATCTGATAAGTAGTTGATATTAGGTAAATACCCCTATTACCCTGTGTTTTAGGTAATTTGACATAGTAGGTGTAATATGTTAAAATGCCGTAAAGAAGAACTTATAACTTTAAGGAGATTGAATATGAGTAATACAAAGAAGAAGAAGAAAAAAGTAAATGACATGGGAGAAGAAGTAAATAACGGGACTCTGTACTATGTTTATGGTCACAGGCTAGTAGAGACTGAGGAAGTATTTTACATTGGTTTTGGGGATGGTGATAAATTAAACTCTAAGGAGGGACGTACCTTTAAGTGGCAACAAGTAGCTGCTGAGGGGGAGTGGGAATCTTTTATTATGCTTAAAGATATAAAGTCTGAGAAAAGAGCCTATGAGACTTGTCTCTTCATGCGTAGATCAATGGTGCCTAGGTCTAACCAGAGAAGCTTTGAGATTGGTACTAATACATCTGCTAAGGGTAACTCTGAGCAGTATGAAGATAGTAAGGTGTGTCTCACATCTAGGGTTAAGATGAGTAAGAACAATCCTAAGAAGAAACCAGTAGTTAATTGTCGTGGAGAGGTATTTGCCTCAAGCTCGGACGCTGGTGCCGCTTTTGGTATGAGTAGACAGAATGTTAATTCAAGCCTAAAGAAGCCCAATGCTACAGCAGGTAAATATCCAGATGGTACTAGGGCTAGTTGGTCGTATTACGTAGAGGAAGAACCTAAGATTATATTAACCACTAAAGAAAAGGTAGGACTATAATGAATGATATTGAAGAAAAATACTTAGATGAGGTATTAGATAGAAATAAAGAATTAGAATTAGAGAATGAGGAACTAAGGAAGAATAACCTAGATTTGTATGAGGGTTTATTACAATCCACGAAACAATTACAAAAATGGGAAGAATTACTTGAAATGTTTGAAGAGAAAGAGGATAAAGGTACTACATTTAACTAAAACCAAGTGCGTAAGCACGACGCGCTATGCGCTTAACAAAGGAATTAGAATGAGCATGTTTAACTTTTTATCAGCATTATTAGTAGTCGGACTTTTAACAGCCTTTTTAGGTACGAATGAGAAAACGAGTAAGATAAGAGTAAAGGTAAGAGTTAGAGGGGCTACGTTAGAACAAAGCCAAGGAACAGGTTATATAAAATCAAACATTAGATTATTACTTAGAAAAAGAGTAAATAATTAAGACAAAGAATCAAAAAGGATAAATTATGAAGAGTCTATTAACACTATTATTACTATTAACATTTGCATCATGCGCTACTACTGAGGGTAGTGCTGGGTTAGCCCCTTGTCAGACCGTTTGGGGTGACTATGATAAAGAATGTTTACTAAAAAAAGAGGCTAACATGGTAAAAAGAGTAGATACTTACTTAAAAGAAGTACCCAGCCAAGTAAAATTCAGGGAGGAGGCAATTAGGGCTGAATTAGTCATAGGTATGGATAAGGGTTTAATGAGGATTATATTAGGTGATAGGTACCGTTTGAATATTACTACTACTAAGCATGGTATTTATGAGCAATGTGTCTATCAGGAGTACTACGTATACCTTAAAAACAATATTATAACAGCCATATCAAGCAAATAAGTAAATTTTAATAAGGCTCAATGCAGAGCCGTTCAAAACAGGAGATTAAAGTGATTAAGACCAACAAAAAGACTAACGTAGAGTATGTCCATCAGAAGGGGCTTGTGCGTAAGATTAAAGCCGGAGAGGAGATTATCACTCTCTCAGGTGATAAGATTATAAACATTAGTAAGTACTCAACAACATTAAAGATAGTAAAGAGAGAGAATACTTTAGAGGTATTAGAACTAAACAAAGCTCAATATGGAGACAAGCAAGATGAAGAAGAAAAATCAAGTAATAAGTAAGCAGGAGACTGTTTCATTTATTCAAAGTAGTATGTTAATTAGTGATATTTCAGAGAAGACCACCGATCACTTCCTATTAAATCTTAAAGAACAACGTGTAGAGACCGTAACATTAGCCGCACTTAGGACCATTCTAGGTGAGAAGTATGCCGAGTACTATAGAGATAGTCATATCCCTGCGTCATTCCAGTACCGTCCAGACGTATCCGAAAAACTATTCGTAGAGTCATTCTTTCAAGTATTCAATACTTACACTCCTCCGAGATGGCAGGAAGACTCATTCTTTAGTGATATTGCAGAGGATATTAAGCCTACTGGTTCTTACCCTAAGCACTATAAGAAGTTCTTTGAGCACTTAACTGAGGGAGATACTAAGTCAGAGGAGTACATCTTAGACTGGTTATCAACCGCTTTAAAGGGAAAGAATATTACTTACTTATCCTTAATCGGTGCACAGGGTATTGGTAAGGGTGTGTTAGGTAGTATTTGTGGTAACTTATTCGGTAGTAACTATAAGCAAGTATCTGACAGAGTAATTAAGTCCTCCTTTAACGGTCAAATAAAGAATTGCTGTCTCCTTAATATTGATGAAGTACAATTGACCAGTACAGAACAAGTAGAGAGACTTAAGAGTTTTAGTAATGAGTATATCGAGGTAGAGGAGAAGGGTAAGGACTCTGCGGTTATAAGAAACTTTGCTAATATTTATATCTCTTCTAATAGAGTAGATGGTCTTAAAGTACAAGTAGGTGACAGACGTTTTAGCTTTGTTAATCTTACTTCCGATAGGTTAGAGGATAACTTAACACAGTCAGAGATTGATTCACTACTACTTAATGGTAATAGTGTTGATGATTTTGTCTACTTCCTACTTAATAGAGAAATAGCCAATAATATGACTAAGCCCTTCGTATCTAGGAAGACGCATGAGGTATTAGAGGCATCCCTATCAGACTGGGAGAGATGGTTACTCTATATCTATATCCCTGATCAAATTAGAAAGGACAATGGAGCCTCTGAGTTAAATGATATTAAGATTAGTATTAGAGACGTTAAGGACTCCATGGTTAAAGAGTTAGATTACCTAAGTGCCGCTCCGGGACGTAACAAGTTTAAGAACTTATCAAACTCCTATAAGACAGTGTTTGATGTAGTATCTGTTAGGGGTGCCCGTACTGAGGGTAATAATGGTGACTTTTTAATTATTAAGACTAGCCCAACACTAGAGGCTATTAACTTAGGGGATGTACATGAAAATAGTATCTAATAACCCAGTAGCTTACGACTTAAAGGCTCTAATGGAGGTTATGTTCAATGCTGGGGAGACCATTGGTAAGTTAAAGACCAGTGGTAAGTCATTTAATCAGTGTGATATTAATGAGCATTGGTCTAATATTGTTATTAACCCTGTAAAAGACGGTGTATGTGAAGAGAATATTACCTCCTACAGGAGCTTCTTATTTGAGATTGATCCAGATAAGAAGTTCTGGGACAAGCTTAATGAGCAAGGTAGACAGGTAGAGTTAAACATGCAGTTGAAATACTTTGTTGAATCAGGATTGCCTATCTCAGCCGTAGTATATAGCGGTAATAAATCTCTCCATGTAGTAGTTAGCCTAGAGGAGCCTTTAGCATCCAGAGAAGAGTGGAAAAGGGTAAGGCAATGGATGAGAAACATCCTTAGTGACGCAGACCGTAATAGCTCCGCAGTAGTGGGTCTTAGAAACCCTCTAAACACTAGAGAGGATACTGGTCTTAACCCGTCCATACTACAAGTTAATAGTAGAATACCCCTTATTGACCTTAATAACTGGTTAGCTACCTATCCCTCCGCAGAACCTAGTAAGAATAACCCTTCTAAGGGGTCTAAATTCGATTCTAAGGAGCTTAAAAAGAATGTTGACCTATACGGTAAGGGTGAGCTTAGAAAGGCTACAGTGAGCTTCTTTAATGGTAAGTTTGAAGAGGGTGAGTGGAGTACTAAGTTTTGGTGTGCGGCTAATGATTGCTTCGGTCAAGGTTATGACTTTGATGAGGTTATAGAGGCTCTAAGAGCAATTACTGGACATTTAGACTCTAATGATAAGTACCAATTACAGAGAATATACCAAAAAGGTGAGTTTTTTGAGTATAAGAGACCATTTAGACCGGGCTTCAAGTGGGTGTAAGTAGCTGTAATTGTTCAAATATGCGATTTAGTTTTAGAAATAGCTTGATTTTGGGCTATAAACGTGCATGTCGAGTTGACACAGACTAAGTAATAGTGTATAATACCAGATAACAGCTAGTCGCAGGACTAGACTTTAGAATAAAAAAGTATGAAGTGAGAGCCGATTCTAGGTAAACTCATAAATCAAAAACCTTATTTTAATCCAAAGACACATTTTAAGATTGCATGGTGTAATCGAAACAAAAACCAAGATAGGTGGAGAACCGTCTTAAAAAGGAAAGATTAAAATGAATGACAAAGACTTTAGATTAAGTGTTGAGAGAGAGATTATTAGAATACAAGAAGTAGCTAGGGATATGTGCCTTGACCCTCTTAGAGTAGCCTATTTGTTACTTGATAAAGAGACCAGAGAGGTAGACCCTATACCTTTTGTAACAGAGAGAGCATGTAGACAAATGATTACCGTTAAATAAATAAAACAACAACAAAACAAAAAGGAAATTACAATGAAAAAGCAAACTAAAGAAGAAGTTAAATCAACATTAAAAGTATCAGCCTTCGTAGCGGCTGGAATAGCAGGGCTTTATATTCTACCAGAGAATACACCTACCCTATCTATTTTAGCCATTACATCAGTAACTATGATGACCCTATCCGCATTAGCTACTCTAGCCTCTATTTTAGAGCGTAGAAAAGCCTTGAAGGAGAAACGTCAAAGTAAAAGAATTAAAGTTTAGTAACTCAAACTATAGTTTTAATAAGTATACAAGCAACTAAATAAAAACAAACAACAAACAACAAAGGAAATTAAAATGAAAGATCAACTTAACAACATTACGCAGATTAAAGAGACAACAATTACAATGACTACCTCCGCACTAGATCAGCATATCGCAATCCAAGCTAGAGCGCAAGCAGAAAAGTTAGCCTTAGTAAAATTTACAGAGTGGAAGGAGTCTTACCTAGCAGAATTTAACCTAGATGGATCATTCCTAACCCTATCTGAGATTCCTGAGAGTAAGCCTAAGAATCAAGTAGCTCAGGTACATACCGTATCCTCTGTACTTAATCTAAACGATAGTAAACGCATTAAACAGGTATATAAGGCAATCGTAGACGGTGTAAGAGTAGATAGGCACCAAGTACTAGAAGCTGTAATCAAAGCCAATGGTAATGAGGTATCTGTAGGTACTATCAATGGTCGTATGGGTGAATTATTAGACAGTGGGCTTATCGTAGAGGCTGGTTGTCACGAAGGTAAATTCGGTAAACGTGTAGCTTTATATAGCGCAGTACTTTAAGGAATATTATGAGTAACAAGAAAAAGAAGAGTTTAGAGAAACAGCCAAAAGTATTAGTCTTTGATATTGAGACCAGTCCCATGACAGCGTATGTCTGGGGCTTATGGGACCAGAATATAGGGTTAAACATGATTAAGGAGGACTGGTATGTAATGTCCTTCGCAGCTAAGTGGTTAGGTGATAAGCCTAAGGATACTTTTTATGCAGATCAGAGAGGGGTATCTCCGCAGAGTGATGATAGATTATTACTTAAGGCTATTCACGCCTTACTTGACGAGGCTGATATTGTTATCACTCAGAACGGTAAGAAGTTTGATCAGAAGAAATTAAACGCAAGATTTATTCTTAATGGTATGCCGCCAACTAGTTCTTATAGACATATTGATACTTTGCTAATTGCTAGGAAGCACTTTGCATTTTCATCCAATAAGCTTGAGTACATGACTGATAAACTATGTGAGAAGTATAAGAAACTACCGCATGGTAAATTCCCCGGCTTCTCTCTATGGAAAGAGTGTATGGATAATAACCCAAAGGCTTGGGCTGAGATGGAGAAGTACAATAAGTACGATGTACTATCTTTAGAGGAACTATACCATAAGCTTATTCCTTATGATAATGGTATTAACTTCAACGTATACCATGATGGTGATAATCACGTATGTAAGTGCGGATCAAAACTATCTGAGAAGAATGGTTTCTTCTTTACTAACTCTGCTAAGTTTCAGAAGTATAGATGTGTAGAGTGTGGTCATGAGACCAGAGATACGGTTAATCAACTAACCATTGAGAAGAGAAGGTCTTTACTCAAAGATACTCCTAAGAAGTAGGGATATATTATGAGTAAGAAGGAAAAGAAGACTACGTCTAAAAAGAAAGGACTACGGTATAGGGCTAATGTAAAGCCCTTCGTAGACTCCGATTATAAGGATAAACTGTCTGATGAAGACAGGGATTATCTAGAACAGTTTGAGAACGAGTACTACGCTAATGCGCTCAATAAGGAAGGTTCTATCCACCGCTCTAATCTATCAGAAGAAGAATTTGCCCTAGCTAAGAAAGAGACCTATGACGCGACTAATGCGCAGAATAGAGATTTATACGCTATATCGGCTACCTCTAGTAATTATTTAAAGTTTATAGACGACGATAATAATTATATAGAACCAGTCGGAGAGGTTAATACAATTAACTCACTCCATGATCCCCAGTATGCCTTTGAAACATTTTTAGAGGCTACACTGGATGAGATAAATAGCGAAGTGGGTAGGGATTTAGAATCAATACTATTAGAGTTTGGTAAGGAGTGTGTTAAGTTAGGTGTATCTCTAAGGAGAGACAAGGTTAGCACATCCTTAAGGAAACAAAAAGAAGCTAAGGAGAAGAAATGATTAGGTATCTATTACAGTACACAGCAGGATTTTTAATCTCGCTTTTATGGGGAGTGTTAATGTTAAATCTAGGGTGGAGCTTATTCGTAGTTCCCGTACTAGGTCTTGACCCATTAACAGTAAAAGAAACAGCAGGGTTATTTATATTAATAGCCATGTTTACCGCAGGGAGTAATAAATGATTAAGAATAAGTTCTTTAATAAATCAGCCGTACAGAAAAGGTTAGAGGATAGGTTATTAAGATATTATAACGCTATTGATAATCAATCTGTTAAGGATTTATTAGACCAAATGCCAAAGAACAGAGAAACGCTTGATATTATAGAGGACCAGTTAGACCTTATAGTCAGTGGCATGGATAAAAAAGATACTGAGACTAACAAGTGGAAGAAGCTTATGTATAGTGTTGAAACAGCCGCTCTAGTAGCTAAGTATCAGCAAGAGAAAGAGGCTAAGGAAGAGAGTGATTCTTCTGAGGCTATAGTTATTGATTTTGATGAATTAGAACCAGTAGCTATTGATGTTGAAGTAAAAGAGTAAGTATAGTGAGAGGGCTACTGGAGATGAAAGTAACCCTCTCTATATATGAAACTTGACACATCCGTATCAAGGATTAATTAAAATTATGAAGGCGCACTACCTGAATCACCACCACCTTGAACAATAAAAGTAAAAGTAAAATAACCATCACCACCATCACCCCCAGCAGCACCAATAAAAGAAGCAACAACATTAGAAGCATCTGATCCAGCTACGGGATCCTGATAACCAGCACCACCACCACCACCACCTGAGGATGAATCATTAGGAGCACTTGTCATACCGTTACCACCAGTACCACCATCTTTATGTGATGAAGCTCCACCTCCACCGCCCGGACCACCGTTAGCACCTCTACCAGAACCACCTGTACCTCCCGGCTCATTGAGAATAGCGGCAACACTACCACCAGCACTAGACGTAGCACTTGTACCTTGACCACCAGAGCCTCCAGCCGCACCTGAGCGCGAACCTGTAGTAGAGACTAATGTAATATATGTATCATCCGCGTTAGAGATTGTACCTCCAGCACCACCAGCATGAGTACCTAGATCATTACCACCAGTACCGCCTACTCCACCACCAGCCCTAGCGTAACCAGTACCGATAGATATTTCACTAACACCACCAGTACCACCTGTTATACCTGATGAAGTACCACCGACTTGGGGACCACCAGCACCCTTAGCCCCTACCTTAAAAGTATATACTTGAGCAGGGGTTACTGTGACTACATACCTAACGTAAGAGCCACCTCCGCCTCCACCGCCACCAGCGGTACGGTAAGCACCTGAGGCTCCACCGCCTCCTGCACCCCAAAGGTCTATAGTAAGATCATACGTAGAAGAATCTCCATTAGCGTCTGGAGCGGTCCAAGTATATGTACCTGATGTACTCTCACTGTATGTTGTTTCAATATCTGTCTTAGCAGGTAAGTAGAAATTACCACTCATTACTTACTCCCTTTGTATTCTTCCCAGAAGCTATCAATTTGCGCAGGGGTCATATCTTTAGTTATAAATTTAATTAAATTATTATACTCTTTAATTGACTCACTGTTTTTCTTGGTTCTTTCATACCCAAAGTAAAAAAGAATACCATGACTAAAAATTAAAAATAGTATTGTGTCCATTATGCTACATCTCCGTAAACGACTATAAGGAATGACCCTTGTGTATCTTTCTTTGAGGTTACATTAACCCTAAGTATATCATCAGTAGCGGTATCCTCACCACTAGTTATAAAACTAACTATTGCAGATTCTGACCCTGTGGCATTTACACCATCAGCAATCTCAGGCTGAGCCGTTAGAATAGTACTCCACGTAACACCATCATCAGTAGATTTTTGTATGTCTATGGTTAAGGCTCCTGATGTACTTGAGGAAGAACCATTAGTACCGTTCATAAGGATTAACTTAACCTCCGTAAGAGTAGTATCGCTAGGTGCCCTAAAAGTACCTATCTGCACTAATTCAGCCGCAGTATAATGGTTAATATATCCCATTACCTCAAAATTAAATACTTGTACCTTATTAGCACCAGCCTCTAACCCGTCAATCCTTGTCTCATGATCGGTAAAATTAGCCTTAATCTTATCCCATAAACTCTTCTTAACTGGTTTACCTACTTCAATGTCTGTAGATGGTATTGTTGTGTATGCCATATAATTCTCCTAAACTATTAAATTATTGCCTTTTGTTTCTTCACTTCCTGTAACTATCCCATTATCATCTGTAATATAGTTATTAAATCTCTTCTCATCCGCTGTACTAGATGTAAACGTGGGAGTAGCATCATCACTTATGATCGCAGACCTGTTAATCAGATTACCTAGATCGCTAAGCTTCAATATTACCTTATTAAAGTCTTTCTTTATGGATGTTACCGTAAATATCCTCTCAGCATCACCTGTAATAGGGTTATCCACGAACCTAGCAAAGGTTAACTGTACCTTATCCGCTATTTGGATACTAGATAGACGTAAATCTCCCTCAATTGTTACTTCCATGAGAGACTGTTCCGCGTAATGTAGGAACCTCTCAGTTAGCTCCTGAGCATGGTTACTATCGTACACATTAAAATCATTCTCCGCTACCTTGTTACTAATATCGTAGTCAGATATATGGTCTGAGGAGTAGTCTATTAAAGAATCACTAGATTTTTGTACCGTAGGGTCATAATCCAAGTGCCTATAGCTACCTAGACATTGCTTATACGTATTAGTGTTAATACCTTTCATATTCCACTTAATAACATCGTCG